TTTTCCTTCATATGCTTCGTCACAAACTGGCGAAGATCCTTCTCGCGTCCGTTGAGGACGCTGAGATCTTTGCGAGCTGCGGCCAACTGGGCCTTAAGGGCGACCCACTCAGTCATGGCTGCTTTAAAGTCCATATTTAGTAACTACACGGTAGTTATTTGTGCGTAGCTTGACGCAACTTATCATCACAAAGCCTTCGGCTTTGCTCTTTTACTGGTACTCTGGGCTAATCTCAAACATTGGGCGCATGGTGTCGGGGGGAATCGTGCTGAGGTTGAAGATGCTGACTGGGGTGCGGGGGTTGATTGGCTCGGAACGGAACTGCTGGTTGGCGTTGCGCAGAACGCCGCCGACCGTCTCTGGGTAGCCAATCTGGCTGCGTGGGTCCAGGTAGTTCTGGCCGCTCAGAATCTTGTCTGGGCTGAACTGGCCAAAGTCCTCGGTCTGAACCACCTCACGGGGGATCAGGCTAGCCGAGGACATGTCACCGTCATATGCGGTGGATTCCACGGCGGCACCGGTCAGGTCACGCTGGTAAGCGGGGCCAGTGGAGCTAGTGGGGGTGTTACCCAGGTTGAAACCCATTGTAGGTGCGGGGGCATTGAAGCCGCTGGACTTGGGGGCGAACAGGAGGAAAAGAATGACTGCGGCCAGGAGCATAATTGCCAGTCCCTTGCGATCCATATTATTAATAGTTACCGATAATTTTTTTGGGCTGGAGGAAGAAGGTCAAGTCTGGAGGACTTGAGTGGGGAGGGTCGAAAGGACAGTTCCTGTGGAACTGGGACTCAGTCCAGATAGTCGGACGGGTCCTCGTCCTCCTGCTCGACCGGCTCGTCCGAGAAAAGATACTCCTTGGGGAGCTCGGGCGTCTTGGGTGGCGCCCGGACGCGCACCTGGAGAATACGCCAGATTGGACCAAACGACTTTTTCAGGAACCATAGACCAGACAGCTCGAGCACCACATCACACACCGTCTCGGGCTGGATATCCTGGAGCTCGACTGGGTTCTTGCGAGTGTCGAACGCGAGGGTCGCCACCTGACCCTTCACAGTGGCAAGGGATGCGCCGAGCACACCGTCAGTCACGCTCTCTTGCCACGCGTTCTGGATTGTCTCGTCGCTCAGCTCCTTGCCGAACCACTCCTGCTTGGACAACTTGGCCTGAGCCAAGATCTGCTCATCAATGACCGAGAAAAGATTAGAATCGGTCTTAAAATTTACAGACTTGGCGGCGAGGGAGTCCTGGAGGATCAGAGCGTTCACCTGATGACGGGCACCCGCGATCTTCAGAAAGTAACGGCCGTCTGGAAGCTTCTGGGGCGTTGCGTACTCCATTATACCATAAACTAATTTCTTCTTTAACACTAGATGAGTACGTGCTCTTCAGACCTGATTACGAAGGGGTGTCAGTGCCTGTCCAACCCCATCGACCCTGGGTCACAGGTGTGCGCATATATAAACCGTCAAAACGGCCTGGTGTCTCCCTGTGACGCAGGGTGCTGTGTACCAAAATGCAACACCAACACAGACCTGCCTGACATTCTTCAATTTCAAAATGAATTTCGTGCGTCAACTGGAACGGCACTCCCGCCTGGGTTTGGAGTCAACCTGATGACGAGTGACGAGCCCACCAGGAACACAGAGGAGACGGAATATTTCGAACCTGATACACGATACCAGACAGTATGGGAGCGAATGATAATCCCGCTTTTGATGTTGGTTATCGTATTTTTGGCCATCGCATCCCTGGCTTAAAGGCGACCCCCGTGTGTAGAGTAGAAATGGCCACCACTACCCCAGTCACCCTCGAGCTGCTTGCCAAGGAGCTGAAGGCTCTGCGCAAGGATGTGCGCAAGATTCGTCAGCACTTTGAGGATCCTACCGGCGAGAAGCAGGCCGCCCGTTCCCAGAACAACGGATTCAACAAGCCCCTGAACGTGACGGACAAGCTGCGCACCTTCCTGAGTCTGGCGGCCGATGAGAAGATCTCTCGGTCTCAGGTTACTGCCCGTATCAACACCTACGTGACCGAGAAGGGCCTGAAGGCGGGTCAGAACATCACGCTGGATGCGACCCTGCAGGACCTACTGCAGCCACCGGCGGATACCCAGGTGACCTTCCTGAACATCCAGAAGTTCATCAACCCCCACTACATCAAGGAGGAGACGGAGAAGAAGCCTCGTGCGAAGAAGGCGGTGGCCGAGCCGGGAGCGACTTCAGACGAAGTCGCTCCCCCAAAGGAGAAGAAGGTTCGCCCGAAGGTTGCAAAGGCGCCAGCTTCTTAGGTTGCCTGATCGCGTGAGGGGCTTAAAAGTATGAGTGTAATGTAATACAAACAACATGGGGGACTCCCCACCAGAGCTTTCACGTGAAAACCTGAACGCTCTAGTTGGGACCAAAATCAAAGATATCGCAATGTACCGCCGCGCCTTTACTCATAAAAGTGCATTGAAGCGTTATTCCGGTCTGACTGGTTCGTACGAAACTCTTGAATTTATGGGAGATTCTGTATTAGGATTTATAATTACCAAACATCTATTTGACCAGTATGAAAAGCACCAAGAGGGGTTCTTGACCAAGGCGCGGACGAAGATGGTCCGAGGCAAGACGTTGTGTGAAATTTCAAAGATTCTAGGTCTTGAAAAATTGATTCTCATGGACGAGAAGGGGGAGCGCAACGGCTGGAACACCAATGAGCACATCATGGAGGACGTCTTCGAGGCGCTCGTGGGCGCCATATATCTTGACCTGGGTATGGTTCACGCTAAGCAATTTGTTCTGGAATCGTTCACAAAGGTGGAGACGTCCCTGGTCGACGACAACTACAAAGACCAGCTCATGCGTTGGTGCCAGGCCCTCAAGTACCCTTTGCCCGAGTATCGTGTAGATGGGCAGGCAAATGGGCAATTCTTCATCACGGTCATAGTTGACGGCATGGAATGCGGGGCGGGTTTCGCACTTACAAAGAAACAGGGGGAACAAAATGCCGCAGAAATTGTACTTAAGACGGATCCTCGATTTAAGAGTAAGAATGGAGGACCCCCAAAACGTGAGGGACGTGGCGGCGAAGCTCCTTGCGGCTGAATATGCCGAACAAAGATCTGATGAATGGTTAGCGCTCCGTGAGCAAATGATTACCGCAAGTGACGTCGCAAGTGCAATCGGCGAGAGTCGCTATGAATCTCCGGATGCTTTTGTGAAAAAGAAGGTTCTGAGCCTCAAATGGGGCGGAAACGCCGCGACTGCTCACGGCACCGCACTCGAGCCCCTGGTCCGTGATCTTTATGACCAGAAAACTGGACGCAAGTCTCATGAGATTGGCCTCGTTCAACATCGGCTGTACCCGTGGCTCGGGGCGTCGCCAGATGGGGTCACAGAAGATGGGCTCCTGATCGAGATAAAGTGCCCATTGACGCGCAAAATCGAGGCAAAGGTGCCCAAGCACTATTTACCCCAAGTGCAACTTCAGCTCGAGATTACGGATCTTGAGGAGTGTGATTTTGTGCAGTACCGCCCAGCCAAGACCGAAGGCGCCGAGCCCGAGTTTGTGGTTGTTCGCGTGAAGCGTGACCGCGAATGGTTCGCCAAGAACCTCCCTGCTATGAAGGCGGCATGGGACCGTATAGTCAAAGGACGGGCACATGGCCTATGTGAGCTGGTGGACGAACCACCGACTCACTTTAAGAATGAATTTGTATGTGAAATAGTAGAAGATGGTGACGCCTGAGGAGGCTTTTCAGGATATTTTCGGACCAAAATTATCCTGCCGTCACAAGAACCGGTTACTCAAGTGCCGTGAGTGCGCGGGGAACTTTTGCGCCAAATGCATTCAGCTCGAGGTGCATAGTTGCCCCAAGCTGGATGAACGGTCTAAAATTGAAAAGGAGAATTTATCAAAGAAATTAGTCAAGGTGGTTGCGCCCAAGGTTGCTACTTTTTGATGCGAGAAAACAGGTAAATGACTAGTGCAATAAACACGAGCCAGATGAGCAGGTCCTGACCCTTTGCAACCCCCGCCGTCCATGTATCATCTTTGGCACGGTTACCTCCCATCCAGCTCCATGGCTGTCCTGGGCGCATCCACGTCACAGTACCGTCTGAGAATTCGGTTTTGCGCACTGGGAACATGCGGAAAGGCGCGGGGCTGGTCTCCGTGGTCTTTAAGTACATGGAGCCTGACAGATTCATGATTGGGTCGGAGGTACCAGAAAGAGAATCAGTGTAGATGGTTGGTTCCTCGCTAATCTCAGTAGTGTACGATCCGTCATTGGGAATCGTGCTCGGGAACCCGTCGGAATACACCCCGAAGGTTCCGGACCACGTGTATGGGTTGAAGCGATTGATGCTCAGGTCATCACATGCCATAGCGGCCGTAGCCATCTTAACATACGCTTACATTATTTTTAGCTCCTGTCGCATAAACCTTCGTCTGGACCTTCTGTCGGTGGAGCTCCCACATCGTGTCCATGTCAACGTTCAGCATATGGGCCAACTGGAAAAGATAACTGAACACGTCACCCATCTCCATCATGACGTCAGTTCCCCGATCCTTCTTGAGTCCCGTCTTCCGATAAATCCGCTGGTTCTGGCGGATACTGGAGGCCAGTTCTCCCATCTCTTCGTTCAGAAGCATCCACACGATGCTTACTGGGGCTTTGTCCCACCCCTTCACTTTGCACATCTCGGCAGTCTCATCACGAAACCTATTCATTATGAATATAACACGCTACTTCTCTAAGCTTTGCTGATGAAGCGCCGCATTTTGAAAACTAACAGAAGAGCCACCAAGAGCATAGCCAACTCGGTTCCCGTCTTCCAGTTTTCAACCTTGTGTTCATCGCCCGTCTTGGTCCGGGCCCATGGCTCGACGATACTCATACTGAAGAGGCGGATCGCGCGGTCGATGGTGAAGAAAATGAAAAAGCCGATCAGGATGTCGTCTAGGGCGCGCATTAGAATGCAATCTTGCTGTTGTACGGCATTTTATTTCCGTATGTGCTCGTGCTGACTGGTGTGGCGAGGGGTACTGGGTTTGAGGAGATGTCACGCAGGTACACGAGCTGCTGAAGGACTCCCGTC